ATGTACTATTGTTGGATCTAATGCTGCTTCTGGTGCTACTATGACAGGTGATAATAATACGTTGATAGGCCGTTTAACAGGTAATGCCTTAACGTCAGGATCAGAAAACACCTTTGTTGGTGCTGAAGCAGGTGATGGTACAGATGATGCTGGTAGTAATACGGCTGTAGGTTTTAGAGCATTGAGTGCTAATTGTGGTGCTGGAAACACTTGTGTAGGCACAGAAGCAGGAAAAGTAATTACTGGTCAAAATAATATAATTATAGGAAATCAAGCTGCTGTCCAATCAACTTCTTGTGATGATTCTGTAATTATTGGCAAAGGTGCTGTTGATAGTGTTGATATGACAGGTCACGATAGTATAGTTATAGGTAGTGGTGCTGCTACTAATATGACAGGTGCTAGAAATGTAGTTATTGGTAAAGGTGCTGCTTCTACTACTACTAATTTAACTACTGGAACTGATAACGTGTTTATTGGTTTTCAGAATAAAACAAATAGTAGTGCAACAACTAATGCTATTTGTATGGGTGATAGTGTTACGTCTCAAGGCGATAATACTTTTACTTTTGGAAAAGATTCCACCAGCAGTAGTATTACGTTTGGTGGTGGTAGTATTGATGTCCCATCAGATGAAAGATATAAAGAAAATATACAAACATCTACTGCTGGACTTTCATTTATAAACGACTTACGTCCTGTAACTTTTCAGTGGAAAAAAGAAAAAGATATTCCTACAGATCACGAAGCATATGTTGAGGGTTCTGATACAAGAGTTATGTTAAGCAATGGTGAAACCAATCACGGTTTTATTGCTCAAGAAGTTAAAGCAGTTATTGATGCACACTCTGAAATTAAAGATGGTTTTAAAATGTGGAGTGCGGAGCAACGTGAAGATGCTGAAGGTAATCCTGTAGAAAATACAAGACAGAGGTTGGCTCCATCAGAACTAATACCAATACTTACAAAAGCAATACAAGAACTATCAGCAAAAAACGATGCTTTAGAAGCACGAATAGCAACATTGGAGGAATTATAAGATGGCTATAACTTATACATGGGGAGTAAAAAGACTTTATGTTTTACAAACCCCAAAAGAAAACTTTGTAAGCAAGATATCTTGGCAATGTGAAGGAGTAGATTCAGATAATTATTCAAGCAAAACTTCAGATTTAATTTCAGATTTAAAACAAGGTGAGTCTTTTATAGCTTTTGCTGATTTAAAAGAATCAGATGTAGTTGGGTGGATAAAAAATATTTTAGGTGATGAATATATTGCAAACGTAGAAAGCAATATAGCTAGTAGAATAAATTTACTTAAAAACCCACCTATAACTGCACAAATAAAAGCCGTACCTTGGTAATTTTAACCTCAACTAAGAAGGAGATCACGATGGCTGAGAAACAAACAAAATCCATCACGATTAACGACAAAGAATACACTGAAGACCAACTAACAGATCAGCAGAAGGTGATGATTAACCACATTGCTGACCTAGATCGTAAAATCGGTTCTACGCAGTTTAACCTTGACCAGTTACAGGTTGGTAAACAAGCCTTTATGGAAATGTTAACAAAAACTTTAGAAGAACCACCAAAGGATGTAGCAGCGGAGTAATTAATGCCACTTACAAAACTCCAATTTCGTCCAGGAGTAAATAGAGAAACAACCTCTTTTGCAAATGAAGGAGGTTGGTTTGATGGTGATAAAATACGGTTCCGCGCTGGAGTACCAGAAAAAATAGGCGGTTGGATAAAAAAATCCGGAGCACAATTTCAAGGTACGGCAAGAGCATTACACCCTTGGTCTGCCCTTTCTGGTGAAAACTTTCTAGGTATTGGCACACATCTCAAATATTATATTGATGAAGGTGGTCAGTATTATGATGTAACGCCTGTACGTTCAACAACATCGGCTGGGGGTGTTACTTTTTCTGCGACAAATGGTAGTTCAACAATTACAGCGACAGTAAGTAATCATGGGGCTTTGGTAAATGACTTTGTTACTTTTACTGACACAACAAGTTTAGGCGGTAATGTCACTAGCACCGTTTTAAACCAAGAATATCAAATATTGACTGTTACCGATAATACATTTACATTCACCGCTAAAGATACTTCTAGTGCAACGGTTACGGCAAATTCTAGTGATAGTGGTAATGGTGGGAGTAGCTCAGTAGCTGCTTTCCAAATTAATACTGGCCTTGATACTACAATCGCGGGTGCAGGTTGGGGCGCAGGTACATGGGGACGCGGCACATGGAACAGTGCAGCAAACCTTACAGCTCTCGGGGCTACTTTGCGTATATGGTCACATGATAATTTTGGTGAAGACCTAATTATGAATGTGCGTGATGCTGGTATTTATTACTGGGATAAATCTAGCGGCGTTGGTTCTCGTGCTGTAAGTTTAAATACTCTTGCAGAAATTGATGATACAGCCCCAACTATTGCTAAACTTGTATTAGTTAGTGACCGTGACAGGCATGTCATTGCTTTTGGTTGTGATTCTGAAGTAGCAATCGGCACACAAGATCCATTGCTAATACGATTTAGTGATCAAGAAAGTATACTTACATGGGCAGCTAGACCAACGAATACGGCTGGTGATTTACGTGTAGGTAGTGGTAGTAAAATTGTAACGGCTGTAGAAACTCGTCAACAAATATTAGTTTTTACTGATGTTAGTTTACATACGATGCAATTTATAGGTCCACCGTTTACATTTGGGATAAACCAAGTAAGCGAAAACACTACAATCATGAGCCCTCTATCAGCGATTGCTGTAGACGATAGAGTGTTTTGGATGGGCCAACAAGAATTTTATGTTTATGCTGGATCGGTGCAAAAAGTACCATGTTCAGTACGTGCTTATGTATTTGATGATTTTAATTATGATCAAGCTGAAAAAGTAACAGCTGGATTAAATAGTTCTTATAGTGAAATATGGTGGTTTTATCCGAGTTCTACTTCTGATAATGTAGATAGATATGTGATATACAATTATCAAGAGCAAGCGTGGTATTATGGTAATTTGTCTCGCAGTGTGTGGATTGACAGAGGTATAGATCGTTACCCAATCGCCGCCAGTCCAGAGGGTTACTTATATCAACATGAGTTTGGTTACGATGATGGTGAAACAACCCCAGCCAGCGCAATGACTAGTTTTATAGAATCTAGTCAAATGGATATAGGTGATGGCGAAAACTTTGTTTTTATGCGTCGTTTAATACCAGATGTTACTTTTGTAGATAGCACAGCTGAAACACCAAGCGTAAATTTTATTTTAGAAGCTCGTAATTTTCCTGGAGTAGATTATGCTAATACATCTACTAACGCAGTTACACGCACAGCAACAGTTCCAATAGAACAATTTACAACGCAAGCTAATTTGCGTTTACGAGGGCGTTCTTTTAATTTAAAGATACAATCTACAGCCGAAGGTGTTGGATGGCGATTAGGCGCTCCTAGGGTAGATATACGCCCAGATGGTAGGCGCTAATGTCTAGGGTATTAACTCCACCGCAGTTCCCATTACCACCACAAGAATATTCTGCTATGTATCAAGCTGAAGTTGCTAGGGTATTTAGTGTGTTTTTAAATCAGTTTCTTGCTGCTGGCGAAGGCAGAAATACTTTTACAGTATTTACAAATTTGCAAACAGATGATTCTGGTTTAGAAACAGGAGCAGTATTCCAACATGGGGGTATATTAAGAATACCACTTGCAGATTCCCCATTTGTACGTGGTGGTGAAGCTACAGGGTCGGTGGGTTCAGTAACAGTAAGTATATCGTAGGAGAAGTAGGTTGCGATATTTAAGACAGATATGTATTGTGCTAATAAGCGCAATTACAGGATTTAGCGCAACCTGCATATCTCTACAAAAATTAGGTGAGTTATATGCAAGGTATTGAACATTTAGGATATGAAGTCGTAGAACAACCAATGGTTCCCGACGGTGGTTTGCAAACCCTGCGTGGAGCTGCTGATATGTTAGCAGATTTTGGGCGGCATGGCGATACTTATATTGTTCACGCCGCTGAGGGCGAAACGATGGTACCTATGGAGGTGCTTGATGCAAACCCTCGTTTAAAGAAAATGTTATTTACCCAAATGGAAGAAATGGGTGTAGAACCTGAACGATATATTGTTGGTAATGAACTTAACAGTATAAATCCTGTAACTGGTCAGCCTGAGTTCTTTTTAAAGAAATTATTTAGCGGTGTGAAAAATGTTGTCAAAAAAATTGGCGATGTTGTAAAAAAAGTTGCGCCCATAGTTCTACCAATCGTTGCACCGTTTTTACTTCCAGCTATGCCTGTCGCTTTTGCTACTGGTTTAGGCAGTTTAGCTGGGGGATTGGTATCAGGGCAAAGTTTAGAAGATTCATTAAAAGGTGCAGTTATAAGCGGTGGTTTAGCTGGTCTTGGTAATGTAGTTTTCCGTGGGGGTAGCTTTTTTGGAACATCTGCTGCGCCAACTGCTGGATTAGGTCAGTTTAGTTTAGGAGAAGCTTTTACACCTGTCAACCCATTTAGTCAAGCTGGGCAAGCGCAAATTCAGGCTATCAAGCAAGCAGGACAAGCAGGACAAGCAGGACAACAAGTTACTGGCGCTGAATTAGACAAAATTGTTGCAGACAGTGGCAAAATGAATTTTCTGCCAGAGACAAAAGATCTAAGTGTAGGAAAAAACGCTAGTTATTTCCAAAAAACTAAAAACTTATTTAGCGATTATTTAAGCCCGAATCGCGCAAGTATACAGCCTGATCTCGGTAAAGTAACGGCAGAAGGTGCAAAAGCAGGAGCAGACGCAGTAAAGGCAACTAATCAAGCATTGTTGTCGCAGGGTCAAGCTGCACTTACACCTGAAGCAGCACAATCTATTGTGCAGTCCTCTATTAAGCAAGCAACAACGGCAGCTCAACCAGGAGTGTTTGCTAAATATGGACCACTTACGGCAGCAACTTTAGGTGGCGCAGCAGTTAGTGACGAGCTCCTTGGTACGAGTTTTATTACACCGCCTGATATGGAACGCGCTACATATGACCCGAGTAAAGACCCAATGACTTACGCACAAAATTTAATTGATGCTAACCCTGAAAAATTTTTAACTGACCCAGAACAATTTTTTGCTAATAACCCGATGTATGCAAATCGGTTTGTAAAAGACGAACCCATGCAAGAAAATACTTTCCAAACATCTATGGCAAATATGCAAGGCGGTATTATGGGGGTTGCAAAAGGTGGAGAGATCGTTGGTCCTGGAACACCTACCAGTGATTCAATACCTGCTATGTTAAGTGATGGTGAATTTGTAATGAATGCTAGAGCGGTACGCGGAGCTGGTGGTGGCGATAGACAAGCTGGGGCAAAACGTATGTATAATATGATGAAACAATTTGAGCGGAGGGTTTAACCGTGGCCGCAGAAGACCAGTTTATATACCAAGGTGAATCACCAGAAATAGCGGCACGTAGACTTGCATTAATAGATTTTGCAAAACAAAACTTATTTGATCAAGGGCCAGATGTATCGCAACTTGGTTATAATGTTGCAGGGATACAACCTTTACAGCAACGAGCTTTTGACCTTGCAGATACAGGAGTGGGGACTTTTGCACCTTACATCGCTACAGGTGCAAGCCGCGTAACTGAAGGGATTAATCAATTAGGCGCGGCTGGTGAACAACTTACAGGTGGTGCAGATTTAGCCCGTACTGCTTTGCAAGGGTTTGCACCGATACAACAGGGCGCACTTACAGGATTAGGTCAAGCAGCTACTCAGGCGCAAACAGCGGCGGCTGGGGGTCAACTTGGTATTGGTCAACAAATAGCACAAGCACAGCCTTTTTTAACTGATGCGGCGGCTGGTTTAGGATTAGGTGCGCAACAAGCGCAAACCGCTGTTCAAGCAGCACAAACTGCACAAGATCAGGCTGCTACAGGGGCTAGAGCAGTAGGCACAACGGCGGGCACAGGAGCGCGGCAAGCCGCTACTGATTTTGCTACCGATGCTGGTGTGCGACAAGCACAACTCGGTACATTAGGCACTACAGGACAAAATATAGCAACACAAGCTGGACTTGGTGCAGCAGGTCAAGCCGCTACCGGACAAACTTTAGCTCAACAAGCCGCTACTCAAGCACAACAACAAGCTTTAGCAGGACAAACTAATTTAGGCACTGCCGCTGGAGGAGCTAGATCTCAGGCTTTACAAGGCCAAACAGATCTTGGTGGTATTGCTGGAACTGCGCAAGGCCGTGTTAGTGGGCTACAACAAGGATTAGGCGATGTTACTAGTCAAGCTCGACAAGGTGTGCAAGCTGCTCAAACAGCATTGGGGCAAGCATCTGATTTTGGTATGGATACCGCTCGGCAAGGTATTGGTCAATTAGCAGGAACTACAGGGCAATTTGATCCAACTTCTGCACAAGCATTTATGAATCCTTTTGAAGATGCAGTAATACAACAGGCATTAGCAGATGTAGCAAGAGCTAGTGATATTGCAGCGCAAGGTGACCGTGCCAGAGCTGTGCAAGCTGGTGCATTTGGTGGTGCGAGATCAGGTATTGTAGAAGCAGAACGTGGTCGTAATCTACTTGAACAACAAGCTCGTACGGCGGCGGGATTACGTCAAGCAGGATTCCAATCAGCACAAGAACAAGCTCAAAAAGCATTTGAGTCAGCCGCAGGAAGAGGCCAAACAGCCGCACAACTCACTGGTGCTTTAGGCGCACAAGGGGCTGATGCAGCAATGAGAGCTGCGCAAGCTGGTGGGCAACTTGGATTAAGCGCCGAACAATTAGCACAAACAGGCACATTAGAAGGTGGGCAGTTTGGTTTACAAGCTGATACGTTAGCTGGGCAATTAGCTGGTCAGGCAGCACAACTTGGTATGTCTGGTGAAGAACTAGCTGGACGATTAGCTGGTCAAGCTGCTCAATTAGGTGTTTCTACGTCAGAACTAGCTGGGCAATTAGGGTTGCAGGGTTCACAACAAGGTATAGCGGCACAAGAACTTGCTGGTCAGTTAGGATTGCAAGCTACGCAACAAGCCTCAGCAATGCAACAAGCGGCGGCAGCTATAGATCAACAAGCGGCACAGTTAGGCATCAATGCAGAACAACTTGCAGCGCAGTATGGAATGTCTGCCGAACAATTAGCTGGTCAACTTGCAACTCAGCAAGGCCAACAAGGTTTAGCAGCAGGACAACTCACAGCAGATACCGCCGCTCAATTAGGTCAATTAGGGCAACAGTTCGGACAAATGGGTATAGCTGGCGAAGAAGCCGCCGCCCGATTAGGGTTAGCTGGTGCAGATCAAACTGGACAAATGGCTCAAGCAGCAGGACAACTTGGCGTAGCAGGTGGTCAGCTCGGTATGCAAGGCGCTGGGGCTTTACAAGCGGCTGGTCAAGGTTTAGGCGCACTTGGTTCTGCTTACGGTCAGCTTGGGCAAACTACGGCTGGTCTTGGGGAGCTTGGTCAAACGATGCAGCTCCGTGATATAGATGCAACTACACAACTTGGCGCACAACAACAGGCACAAGAACAAGCTGTACTTGATGCTCAACGCCAAACAAACTTGATGCAAACATATGAACCATATCAACGAGCGGCTTTTTACGGTGATATTTTAGCTGGCGCACCGAGTTCACAAATGACGTTAGCTCAAACAACTACCCCTAACCCAAGTGTATTAAATCAAGCAGTAGGAGCGGCTGCGGCTGGCGTTGGCACAGCTGGAGCCTTAGGAAGTGCAGGAATAATCTAATGCAAGATATCTACAATAGAGCTCTTTTTGCTGGTAACCCAACAACCATGCCACAAGCCACCGATAAACAAAAAGGTGCCGAGAATATGGCAGCGATGGCAGGTTTACAGGGTATAGCTACCCAGATGCAAGATATGTATAATGAAATTGATGAAGCCGAAAATATCGAAGATGTTATAAATACGGTACGTGGTGATAAAAAGCCTATATCTGCGCGGCGTGATGAGTTAGCTAACTTAGTAGGTGAGGCTGATGCAAAGAAAACACCAGAATCTGTACTTGCTGTTATGCAACCTTTATTTACAATAATGGAGGTTATGCAGCAGCAAGCTCCCGAAGGCGGTATTAAAAATGCTCCTATGAATATAATGCAAGGTGATATGTAAGTATGGTAGAAAATACAGGCATACAAACGCTGAATACACCGTTTCAAAGTCAGGCCAAGTATGGGCCAGCTTCAAGTAGTAACTTGTTTACATTCAATACTGCACGTAATCCAATGGCTAATATGCCATATAATATCTCGCAAATAGACCCCGATATCATGGCTAATTTTATGACAGATTATCTGTCATTAATGAAGCCATACATGGGTAGTGGTGGCGAAACTGATCCACAAAAACTAGCTGCACAACGCATGGCTATGCTTGATCCATTCCTTACCAAACCGCGCAGTAAAGAAGCGATTCTAGCCGAACAAGAAGCGTTTTTTGGTGATGATGTCGCACAAGATGCTAAAACACAGGCGTTTCTTTCGCTTGCAAAATATGGCAGTCAAGTAGCGCAGACTCCAGGAAGTTTGTTACAGGCTTTAGTTACTCCCGCTGGTGATTTAGCAACAGATTTAAGTAAAGTAGCAGGAGCTAAATCAGCGGCTGAACGCGAAGCTAAAGAATTTGCCTATAGCACAGCCGCCGCAGAAAAAGAAGCATTACGACAACAACAACTCAGTGTGTTCTCTGATGCAATTAATTCAGCGGCTGCTAATGCGAAGTCAGCTGCTTCTGCTAAACAAGCTCTTGCTTCAGCTGCCCTTAATCAAGGTTTAACATTAGCTAAAGAAGAACGAAATATTCTTAATGATGCTATTACTGCGCAGTTTAACGCAAATACTCAGTTTGCTGCGACAACTTCTGAAGTGTATGGTAAGCTAAATGAAGCAACTGGCACATATGATGTAATTACTGTAAGGCGCACTAGTGATGGACCGAAAAAATATGATAATGGTAAATTTTCTGCTATACCAACAGGATATGTGCCATTAGATGCAACTTCAATAAAAGCGTTAGCTGCATCAAATAAAATTGATTTTTCTTCAGCTAAACCACAAAATTTATTAGTTCCTGATGCAAACTCTGTTACTGGGTTTAAACAAGTAGCGGGATTTGAAAACAACGGTTCTTATTATGTTTCAAAAACTGGCAATGTAACAGATGCAACATTAGCCCCACAAGGATTTATAAGAGGTACCGAGGCTGATGTGTTACAAGTTTCGCCACCTGATAGAGTTGGTCGTGTTTACGCAACTATTAAAGCTGGCCCAAATGCTGGAGAAACGTTCCTTGCTTCTATGGCTGGTATAAACACAGGTGGTGCATATCTTGTAACATTACCTGAATATCAAGAAGGCATCTTAGTTAGTGGCAACCCTCTAGCAAGAAATGTTGGTAAAACAGGTGTTCCTTTTGCCAATCTTTCAGTTTCTGATATTGATCAACGCCAGAAAAAAATAACCAGTTTAGTTTCTGCTTTTGCTGCTGGTGAAGAAGTATTACGTGACCTTGGTGAAGCAGTCGGCCCATTAGCAAGCATTAAATCTTTTACAAGTAATAGCCTTGCAATGTTTTTACCTGATAGTTGGTCTAATGTAACGGAATATGCTAAGACAGAAGCAGGTAGACAAAAAATGATGCTATTTGGCCGTGAACTTGCTAGGGGTTTAGCGTATAGTGATAGATATGCTGTTGCTGAACAAAATTTAATTACTGACTTATCTGAAAGGCCAGAAGGGTTCTTTAAAAACCCAAATATGGCAGCAGTCAGATTTCAAGAACTTATGCGCTTATTACAAAATGAACTTTCTTTTAACCGTGCCGTATTAGGAGAATCTGAATTTATTCGTGTCGATCGTGTTCCAACAGGCACTGATAATGATCCCTTTATCTATAATGCGTATGGGCATTATGACTATTTGAGTGAAGCTGCAAGAAAAGGTGCGAAATTAGGCGGTACAAAATTACAAATTACTCGCGAGCAACTAAAACGCAATGGTATGTCTGAAGATAATATAAATAGTTTATTGCCACAAGGCATAGATGTCGGCATACTTACCCTTACTGATGGTTTTGGTTTGAAAAGGTAAGATATGGCAGATTTTATATTAAAACCCCCAACACAACAAGATATGCAAGAGCGTCAGTTAGATGATGAATTTGGGGGATTTACCAAGCCATTTACTTTAGAGGTTGATCCTAAAGACCAAACACCCCCTGTTCCGATTACAGCTACTGCAGAAAAACTGCCTGCTCGGTTAAAGGAGAAACCTGAAACTTCAGTAGAAAAAATTGGTTCTGCTATGGAAAATAGTGCCTTATTTGGTATTGTAGAGGGTTTTAATAATTTAATTTTAGCTTTACCAGATACTGCAATTAATGCTGTAGCAAGTGGTTTGGAGGCCGCAGGACTTGTAGAAGAAGGCACAGTAGATCGTGATGTATTACTCAGAACTTTTAACAGTGGTAGTTTTGAACAGCGTAAAACATTAATCCCATACCTTTTAAGTTATGGCGTTGGAGAACGCATAGGTTCACCTGAGGGTGATACTTTGCGTCAATTAGCTGAAGGTGGGGGAGAAGGATTAGCCGCAGCAGTTCCTTTTATTGGTCTTACAGGTAAAGCCGCACAAGGTTCAGCGGCGGCTGGAAATGTTATAGGGCAATTAAGTAAGAAAAAAGCAGATGATATTTTAGCTGGTGGAGGTACGTTAAAAGATAAAATTGGTGCTGTTGGAACTACTGTAAAAGAAAGTTTATTAGCTCCTTTTGTTGCCGCTCCTGGAGCAACGGTTGCTACAGAGGCTGCATTAGGTGGTCTTTCGGGCGTGGGTATTGAAGGTGAAAAACAGGCATTTGGTACAGAAACAGGTATTGGAGGATTAGTTTTACCTTTATCTGGCCCTGCTCTTTATTATGCTGGTAAAGGTGCGCTTACCAAAGGCCCAATCGGTTTTGTTCTGCGTAAAGGTAAGCAGTTTACTACTGATCGTTTAGATGATGCGGCGGTTTTATCTGGCCGAACAGATCCTAGTCAGGGCAAAAGGGGTGAAGTAGCACAAGGGCAAATAAGTAACGAACTACAAGCAGGAATACTAGCCAACCGAGATAAAATAAATGCGGCATCAGAAATTGAAGACCGTATAGGTGTGTATGGTCCGATACAACTTTCTCCAGCAGAACAAACTATGGATGCTCCTTTACTTGCAACACAAGCAAGAGCTGAACGTACTGGAGATGCTGGGTTTACACGACAAAATTTAGATAGAAAAACAACAGCGTTACAATCAATAGAGCGTTTTAAAAACGCAGAACTTACTGGTAATGCAATAGAGGATGCACCTCTTTTTGTTTTTAATCGTGCCACTGGTAAGTATGAAGGTATGATTGCCCCAATAGATGATGCAGCCGATGATGTGACTTTTCAGCTTAATCTTTTAGCAAATGCGGATACCGGAGCTTACCCAAAACTTACCGATAAAGGTGAAGTAGGCGCTTCTATAAGAGATACAATTCTTAATGCACAAACAAAAGCTAAACAATCTGCAGAAAAATTAGCTAAACGCCTAAATATAAATAATGCTGATCAATTAGCAAGTAGAGATGCAACAGCCGCCGCTAAAGAAGCAGTGCGTAGTTCACTTGTTACACGACAAGGAGAACAAGCTCTAAGTTATGAGGGGCTTCCTAAACTAGTAAAAAATTTTATTGAATCACCTTTAGACCGTATTAGTTTTCAAGATTGGAAAAATTTTCGTGATCAAGTAGGGGCAGCAATCGGTGCGGCTTCGGCACAAGGTAATAAAGCTGATGTTCGTGCTCTTGCAATATTAAGTAATCAATTAGATGATTTAGGTGCCGCATATGGTAGAACAAATGCAAAATTTGAAGAGTTCCGCACTTGGTACGACACTAACGTAATTACACCTTTTGAACGTAGTGGCGTAATACAAATAACGTCACGAGGTCCAGGAACTACAAAAACTAAACCTGTTTATTATATTGCAGATGAAAATGTAGCTAGTTCATTTTTACAGGATACTAACACCGCATCACAATTTATGCGTTTATTTGGTGATGACCCACAACAACTCAGAAACATAAAAGCTGTTGTTATGGATGATATACGCGCAAAAGCCTATGATGAAAGTAAAGGTACATTTAGAATAGAAAGTATTAATAAATATCTTAATAATAATCGTGAAACTTTAGAAGTTTTAGGATTAGCTGATGATTTAGCTGATAGTCAGCAATTAATAAATTCTCAATTACAACGTCAAGCAGAACTAGCTGCTCGGCGTAAAGCTATTACACAAAACAAAGTGTTTCAAGCTATAGCGCGTTCACAGCAAAGGAATGATCCAGAAAAACTAATTGACGAAGCATTAGGTAACCCAACTTTGATGAAGGAATTACGTACTCTCACAAATGCAGGACTAGAGGGTATAGAAGCTGAAGAAGCAGCTAATGCCTTTAGGTCTGCTGTGATGCAAAGATTACTTAAACGCGCACCTGATGCTATAGAGCGACCTGCTGCATTTAAACAGTTTTTAGTAGATAATGAACGTATACTTGACGCTGGTTTTGATAAAAGCCACATCGATAATATGTATTTGATAGCTGACGCTTATGAACGTGTGATGGCAACTGGCTTACCAATGGGTGCTGGTGTTACCCCAGAAGATATTGTTACTCGGCTTACTGGCAAACTTGGAACAACTCCAGCTGGAATATCAAATCGTTTTATCGCAGTACAAGAAGGTCGTTTAGGTGCTAAAGCAGCAGCCGGTTACATTCTTAGTAGAGCAGTGCGACAACAAAGTAGTATAAGAGCAGATGCTTTATTTAGACAAATGATGTTTGATCCTACTATTGCTAAAACGATGACAGCAAAAGTGCCAGAAAGTGCCGCTGATTTAAGCATATCAGCGCCTTTAGGTAGAAGATTAAATATTTTTATGTTTACGAATGGATTAGGCTATAATGACTATGTTCCAGGATCAACAACTGACGAGCCTTTAATAAAATTTGAACTCGAACCTAGCGTGGGGCCGCGCCAAGGCGAAGAACCCGAAGAAAATAATTCGCCTAATCTTGATTTCAAATTGTTTAAAGAAGAAATGCCTGTACCCCCATTGAATAAAAATCAGCCAAACTTGCAGCCAGTCGATAATTCGACATCAATAATAGAAAAAATCAGCGCACCACCAATGCCAAAAAATACGCAACCTCAAATCGATGCAAGGACATTATTTCCAAACGACCCCCTCGCTGGTGCAATACAACAGGCTCAAGCAAATACAGGAATCATGAGTTTACCACGTAGGGCGTAACAAATGATAGATCCGGTAACTGCGATAGCTGGCGCATCGGCAGCTTTTAACGCTATCAAAAAAGGCATTCAAGTAGGCCGTGACTTAGAGGGTATGGGTAAAGACTTGTCTAGATGGGGCAAGGCAATGGCTGATTTTGATTTTGCAGCAAAACAAATTGAAAAACCTCCGTGGTATAAAGCGATGGGTGGTGGTGTAGAAGCACAAGCGATGGAGTTATTTGTACAACGTCGGCAACTACAGGCTCAAAGAGAAGAGTTGCGCAAGTGGATATCCGCAGGTTTAGGCCCATCCGCATGGCAAGAACTGTTAAAAATTGAAGCAGAGGTACGGAAAGCACAAAGAGAACACGAGTATCGTAGGATTGAAATACGGCAAAAGATTATAGAGTGGTCGTTAGGTATATTCCTATTTGTATTGTGTATGGGTGGATTATTTGTATTCGTTTGGTTGATGAGGAACGCAAGTGGCTAATCGTGATACATCTGTTTGTTTTAATCGTTATTTTAGGTAACGCAACAGTTAGTAACGATATGTACTTTTACGATATTAATCGGTGTAATTATTTTGCTTCAGAGGTGGTAAAAAGATACGGTAATTACAAATACTACAAATCAGTACCCCCTGAACATCGTGCCACAGCTTATTGTATACCAAAATTAGTTGATGAAAAAACAGTGCATGTCTACCGTTAAATAATCCATTCTTTATAGCCTTCTGCCATTACACGACTGCTAATATCTATTTTATCACGCAAAGCGCGAAGCACACGCTCGTCTACAGTCCCTTCAGCTACAATATCTATATAAGTCACCTTATTTGTTTGACCGATCCTGTGGGCGCGATCCTCGGACTGTAAGCGGACTTCTAAGTCGTATCCGTTACTGTAGTATATAACAGTGTGCGCTTCTGTTAATGTAAGACCGTAACCGCCTGTGCGTGGCTGTCCTACAAAAAACCGTAGGGGGTTATCTGGGTCTTGGAAGCGTTCTACAATTAACTGGCGTTCTTCTCCTGCGGTGGCACCATAAAACAATTCAATACTTTCTTCGCCATACTCTTTAACGATTGCATCACGTATGAGGTGTAAATCGTGTGTAAAATTACCCCATATAATGACTTTACCATCTATTTCTTCCAATGCTGCCATAAGTTCATTGAGTTTATTACTTGGCACTGTAATTATTCGTTCATCTTCTAATTTAGCAAAACCAGAACAAACTTGTTGCAGACGTAATATTTGGGTTAATATTGTTGGTGCAGATACAAACCCTTCACCATCTATAATAGCGAGTGCATTATGTTTCATTTGTTCATATAGCTGACGCTGTTCTTTTGTAAGTTCTACCGTGCGACGAGTATATACTTTATCGGGTAAGTCTAAACATTCTTCTTTGCGAACACGAAAACTAAAAGGTTCTATCATACCGTTTAACTCTTCTAAGTTTTGGTATCCTACTATCTGGTTAAAACTATGCGCCCCCATCGTACGACGAACCATTTTAGCATATCTGTTTTGAAATGTCCAAAAACTTGGCTGGCGTAATATCTGATGTTCTAAAAACTCACACTGGGTAAATAAATCTAATGGTGATTTAGTAACTGGCGAACCTGTTAATATCCTACGATAAGGTGCTTGATTACCTAATTTGATGAGGTTTTTAGTACGCTGCGCGGTGCGAGACTTAATTGTTGTACTTTCATCTACTGCAAGCAAAGTACGGTGGCTGAATAAAAATTTATCAGCAACTTCTTTACCACGTTTTGTACTGAGTGCTTCTACATTCATAAGAAATACTTGTAAATCATCAGTCACTTGATGCAGGGTTTGCAGTTCTTGTTTTTTCTTTTGAGTTTGTGCAGGAGACCATGTAACAATGTTTGCTTTTATATGATCAGGTAAATGAGTTGGTAATTCTTTACGTTCCCAATTTCGGTATACACCTTTTGGTGCAATAATTAGGGCGCTATCTATTTCTCCTTTATCGTACAACATAGATATATTGTCGATTAACACTTTAGATTTACCTGTACCCATATCCATAAAAAAGGCAAAGTATGGTTTATCCCATGCTTTTTCTAATGCCGATAGTTGATGTTCGTACGGTTTGAGTTTAAATTTGTATCGCATTACAGCCTCTTTCTACTGGCATTTACATTCTATAATAGTGTTAAAAGCACGACAAGCGGCATTTTATCAGTTCTACTTTGCTATATAGGGGTGAAAAGAGTAAAACTGAAAATTTAAATTTTAACTTTATCCGATATACAATATACAATATCTTCAACTTTTTGGGGCGCGCGAACCATTTTGCTAAACTTTTCAAGGGGTTAAAATCCGTTTTGTAGTCCTATATAGCAAAGTAGGTGCTACAAATATATCGGATTACAAAATACGACAATATAAGACTACTCAAACAAGCTATATGTGGTAGGGTGGTTTACACTAAAACATGTGGAGAAAGACATGACCGTTTTTATAACCCAAGAGCTACGCGGTCGCGATATTACCGATGCTACCGCGTTTGGCGAACTTGAAATACTTTTACCTGCTGGGGAACAGGCAAGTTATTCAACACAGCCAACAATACGGCGTATGATACGTAAATTAAGTAAGTTTTCAGATGATGATTACTTGTTATTAGCAGGAGACCCAGCGGCAATAGCTTTAGCAGCTTCGATAGCAGCTCGTTTTAATGCTGGTAGGTACAAGATGTTAAAGTGGGATCGCCAAGAGGAAAAGTATTTCCCATTGGAAGCCGACCTTAATTATAAAGCAGGAACAAATAATGAGTGACTTTGAATCTATTGCTGCAGAGTTATCCTCTGTAGATGAAACAGGCTTGTCCAGCGTGAGTAAACTGGCGCAAGCACAATTAAATCTTGAACACCGCGTAAGGGATTTAGAAGAAGAACTTAAACAAACCAAGCGTAGCCTGAAAGAGATAGCAGAAGACCAGCTTCCAGCGGCTATGGCAGAGCACAATATAACAGAGCTTACTTTAGAAGATGGTTCAAGTATTGCTGTTAGTAAGTTTTACAGTGCATCAATACCTAAAGATCGCGCTGGTGAGGCTTTTACTTGGTTGGTTGAGAACGGCTTTGGCGATTTGATTAAAAACCAAGTAGCAACAAATTTTGTACGAGGCCAAGAGGCAGAAGCTGAAGCATTTGCCAGTGAGTTAGCCGGAAAAGGTATGCCAGTCAATACGCGTAAGTGGGTTGAACCAATGACCTTAAAGGCTTTTGTTAAAGATCAAACAGAAAAGGGGTCTGGCATTCCTGCTGACCTGTTTGGTATTTTTATTGGTGAAAAAGCCAAGATTTCAAGGAGGTGAACATGGCACAAAAGAAAGCAGTCGCGGTAAAAGAAACTACAGAAGTAACCGCATACGAAGGTTTTGAAGAGTTCGCACATCACGGGTTTGAAGAAACTACTAGCGAAGACCTCGCTATCCCTTTTTTACGTGTATTAGCGCAACTTAGTCCACAAGTTAATAAACGTGATGCTGCATATGTAAAAGGCGCAGATGCAGGGATGTTTTTTAATACTGTGTTAAATGAAGTATACGATGGAGAAGAAGGCATTAGTGTAATACCGTGTCATTACAATCGTCGTTTTGTAGAATGGCAACCACGTGATCAAGGTGGTGGCTATGTAGACAGTTACTTACCCACCGATGATATAGTAAAATCTACTACACGTAACGATGCTGGACAAGATATGTTGCCAAATGGTAATTATCTCAGTAATACAGCGCAGTTTTTTGTGCTGATGTTACACCCCGAGTTAGGGCCACAACGTGCGCTAATTACCATGAGCTCTACACAACTTAAAAAGGCACGTAAATGGTTGACACAAGCACAATCCCTTACAGCTAAAGGAGCTAATGGCACGTATACTCTACCTTTAATGTCACAGGTTTATAAACTTACTACTGTCCCTGAACAAAATGATAAAGGCAACTGGTATGGTTGGGAGGTCACTCGTATACGTGGTTTAGATTTATCTGCTGAAGAAGATCAAGACTTGTTTAAGTTAGCTGTTGACTTTGGTAAATCAGTTAAAGCTGGTGAAATTAAAGTAAAAGAAACATCAATAAACCCAGAAACAGGGGAAGTTTTACCCCCGTTAGATACAAAAAACGACGTTATGTAGCGAACAGAAACAGGGGTTGATCGCCCTGTGACTGCGGTCCTCTGCGTATTTTGCAAGTGCGCAGAGGGCCATTTATTGGAGGTAACTAATGTCGCTTGCACAAGAATTTTTCGATTTATTTAAAGGTAGCGACATCGCGCACGGAACGTTTGTTGTTAAAAACAGTAGATCGAGTGATGGAAAAAAACAGGGTACCGCAAAAGTTTTACGTGAACCACCGACAGTAAAAATGTGGGAGGAACATTTAAAAGGCGGCACAGGGTTAGGTATCATTCCTATCCGCAGCGATAATATGTGTCGCTGGGGTGCCATCGATATAGATAATTATAATGTTGAACATAAAAAGTTAGTTCAGGTTTTACGAAAAAATAAAATTCCTGCTATCGTAGGGCGCACTAAATCAGGTGGGGCGCATATATGGATGTTTACAACTGAGCATATCGAAGCAGAAGATATGCAGCGTAAGATGACAGAACTGAGTGCCGCACTTGGTCATTCTGGCAGTGAGATATTTCCTAAACAAAGGAAAGTTTTATTAGATCGTGGAGATACTGGAAACTTTTTAAACATGCCATATCATGGTGGGGATAAATCTACCAGATATGCACATGACGACAATGGTGAAGGATTAGATCCAAAAGAATTTATAGAGTACGCAAATAAATATGTGATTACACCAGCTAAGTTCCGTAAATTAAATATGTCGTTTGGAACTAAACAAGGTGTATTAGAGGAAGGGCCACCTTGCTTACAACATCTATGTAGTAAAGGGTTTGGCGAAGGCTCACGTAACAATGCGTTATTCAACCTTGGTGTTTATGCCCGAATGTTTGATGATGAAAACTGGGAAACGCTTATCCAACGCTACAATATGGATTATTTACACCCACCATTAAGTCATAATGAAGTTGGAACAGTAATACGACAACTTAAGAAAAAAGAATATTTTTATAAATGTGAAGACCAACCAATAAAACCATTTTGTGATAAAGAGGTTTGTAAATTCCGCAAGTACGGGGTTGGACCAACAGGTGTAGGCAATGATATGTCTAGCCTAACTAAAATAGATGGCGACCCACCTATATGGATATTAAATGTAGATGGTGAAAGAGTAGAACTCTCTACAAATGGTTTAACGGCACAATCACAATTTCAAAAAGAATGTGTATCGCAAATAAATAAATTTCCAATCACAGTAAATTCTCGTACATGGCAGACAAGAATACAACTTTTGTTAGATAATTTAACAATCGTAGAAGTGCCTCCCGATGCTACAATTAAAGGTGAGTTTGAAGATTTACTCCATGCGTTTTGTTGTGAACGTGCAAAGGGTGAAGAGCGCGAAGATATATTACAAGGTGTTGCTGTTTGGTCAGAGGATAGAGTGTTTTTCCAAGTAAAAGACCTTAAAAAACATTTGTCGGTGAATGAATTCAACCACTATACTTCTAATAAAATAACTCTCCGCTTACAAGATATTAAAGCAGAAAAAATGTTTTGGAGAGTACGCGGGAAGGGTGTTCATGTTTGGTCATTGCCACAAGAGTTTTTTCAAACACTTGATTCACCTATACCGTTACCTAATCTCCCTGCTAGTGGTGAAGTAATATAATGGAAATTGTATTAGGACCTCCCGGAACAGGTAAGACTACTAAACTTTTAGCTTTGGTAGAAGAGTATTTATCGTCTGGAGTACCACCAGATAAAATAGGTTATTTTGCATTTACTAGACGTGCAGCGGATGAAGCCATTACGCGAGCAGCAAAAAAGTTTAACCTCAGTAAAAAAGAGTTACCGTACTTTCGTACACTTCATAGTTTAGCATTTATGCAAGCAGGATTACATACTTCACAAATTATGACGCCAGAAAAATATCAAGAAGTAGCTGATTGGTTAAAGATTGGCAAGTTTTATACAGGTTCACCCACAGAACAAGGCCCATATAAAGATTTTGGCTATGGAGATAAGTTTTTAGAACTTATAAATATTTCTCGCATTTTACGACAACCACTTAAACAAACATATAAAGATAGTATCGTACCTTTAAAAACAGATTGGGCGCGTGTTGAGTATGTGGCGAGAGGTATAGAGCATTGGAAAACGAGTTATGGTTTGCAAGATTATGCTGGAATGCTTGAACTGTTTATAGATAGACAGTTAGCACCAAGACTAGAAGTTGTTTTTATAGATGAAGCACAAGATTTATCACCTATCCAGTGGGAAATGGTGCATTTATTAGAACAATATTGTAAGATTTGTTACATAGCTGGTGATGATGACCAAGCCATTTTTAGATATGCTGGGGCTGATGTAAATTATTTTGTCGGTCTGGAAGGTAATGTTACTCTGTTAGATAAATCTTATCGTATTCCAGGAAGCCACCATGATTTAAGTAAAAAAATTATCAACCGAGTAGTGGGGCGCAGGGAAAAAATATTTGAACCAAGAGAAGATACAGGCGAGATATGTTGGCATCGTCATTCTGAAGAGGTAGATTTGGGTAATGGTGAGTGGCTATTACTAAGTAGGACAACACGTGGAGCGCAGCAAATAGAAGAAGAAGTACGGCGACGTGGGCATTTATATATTTACAATGGAAGTAAAAGCATTGATAGTAAGGTGTTAGAGGCAGTCCGACTTTGGGAGCATTTGCGTGAAGGCAATCGGTTAACTGTTGATCAAGTTAAACTGGTCTACAAACAGATGCTCCTAAACTCCCAAATAACATATGGTTATAAAACAATGCCCGATGGTCAGGAAGGGGTGTTTTATACTTTAGAAGATTTACAGCGCGATCATGGATTATTACATAGCCACCCTTGGGATGTGGGGTTAGGTAAAATAAGTGAGCGTGACCGCACATATATCAAAGCCTGTTTGCGTAAAGGCGAGAGTCTTACTGAAACACCAAGGATTAGGATATCTACTATTCATTCTGCTAAAGGAGCTCAGGCAACGAATGTAATGTTGCTAACTGATACTATGCGTCGACCCTATAGTATGTGGCGTAAACTTGATGGTTATATAGATGATGAAGCTAGAGTGTTTTATGTAGGGTTGACACGTGCTACTGAACGGTTGCATTTGATACACCCAATGTTTAGCCAAGGATACTCTATACCTTACTGAACAAAAAAGACTTATCAAGTTAAATGGCTGTGGTATGTTTAGGTGTTACAGGCAAATGTAGAAAGGAGTAGCCAGTGCAGATTAAATATTTCGATAAAAGCAGTTTAGTTACAGCTAACAATGAAGCGATACAAGAGGGGCGCAATCGTTCATTAGAAACAAATTTTGTTGCAAACCTCGAAGACGACCTCGTGTTTCCAGTATTTATGGCTATGGACCATAACCAAGTGGAGATGCGTGTGGGCCTAATGGTAGGCCCAGAAACTAAAGTGTGGCTCGATGTTTCTTACGAAGGGTATGAGTCGCTACCAACTATAGATATGCCAACACACTAACCAGAGAAAGGGGTAATCATGGCACATGAAGTTGAAACAATGGCTTACGCAGGAGCCGTACCGTGGCATGGACTAGGTAAACAAGTCGATGACACTATGTCTCCAGAACAAATGTTACAAGCCGCGCAGATCGATTGGACAGTTTCCAAGCGTCCTGCATTTACCACAGATCGTCCAGATGTGTGGAACTTAAACGACCCAACTAGCGAGGCAAGTTTTTTACGCTGCCCCGATAGTTATTACCTTGTACGTGATTCAGACAACAAGGTGCTTTCGCATTGCGGTGAGGGGTATGTACCTTTCCAAAATGCAGAAGTAATGGACTTCTTTAAAAAGTTTACCGAAGCAGGAAAAATGACTATGGAAACTGCTGGTAGCTTAAAAGAAGGCAAAGATATCTGGGGGCTGGCTAAACTTACAGATAAGTTTGCAATCGCTGGCAAAGATGAAGTAGGTGGTTATTTGTTGTTGAACAACAGCCACCAAGTAGGCAAAGCGATGACGGTTATGTTTACGCCAATACGTGTTGTCTGCAACAATACACTTACTATGGCACTGAACATGGAAGGTTCACGCTTCCGTGTATTGCACTTACAAATGTTCGATGAGGAGATCCATAAAGCCGCAGAGGAAGCTTTAGGTATCAGTGGTCACCAAATGCAAAACTTCAAAGAGCAGTCTGAGTTTTTAGCTGGTAAACGCGCTAAAGATTTCGATGTGAGTAACTTTATTGCTGAGCTGCTACAACCTAACTTACTGATTGAGCGAGCTAAAGCACCTAACCCAGATGCCTTACCTCCGTTGCACCAAGAGTTTTCGCGCACGGCAGAACTTGTACATGAGGCAGTGGAAACCAGTCCAGGAGCAGATATGGCTTCCGCTCGTGGTACATGGTGGGGCGCACTAAATGGTGTGACTTATGTGGTTGATCACCAGAAAAAATCCATGGCTGAGGGTAATGCTTTGCATTCTGCATGGTTTGGCTCTGGTGCAAATTTAAAACGTAAAGCACTGACTAAAGCTATTCAATACGCAGAAGTAGCTTAGATAAAATAACACTTGTTGCGGCACGGTTCATAACTATAATGAACCGTGCCGTATTTCCGTAGAAAGGGGAAAAAATGTACTACGCGATATGTGAAGGTATACCAACATCTAATGGCCCACCTTGGCGATTCTTTAAGTTTAAAACACTTAAAAGTATGAAGTCCTGCAAAGCTGTTGATGAGTATGCCATTGTATATAACGGTGAAGCGCCTCGCCAGCTCGAAGAGTTTGTAAGCCTACAAGATCTCACAGCAATCTGGCGTTCATTTGGTTTGGAACCAAAGAAGTTTGCAAGTCATACTCATGCCGCAAATCAAATACATGAGCTGACTCGCAGAAAGGCAGTTTTTTACAACTCTAGTAAGGAAAATCAAATGCCAACAAGTGCAGAAGTCATTACTCTTGATGCCCCCGCCGCAGCTAAAGCTGAGACCCAAACTCGGCCACGTTTTAATAAGGATGCCAAAATTATTTGTATAATGGATGAACCTCCTATTCGGGCTGGTACAAATCGTTACCGCAATATGCAGATTGTAATGTCGTGCGGTACTGTGGGTGAAGCTCTTGAACAGTTGCGTTTACTTGACAAAGCTCCAGGAGGTGGTGTAGATATTAAGATAGCCATTAACGTCGGTGCTATCATGTTACAGGAATAAGCTATGGATACCAAGGCTGTAGAAAGATACTTTGGGTGGATTAACGAACGTCATGCTATTTATCGGCGCAGGGTGGGGGGTAATCCCCCTCCTTGGACTGAAGACCAAATATTGCAGGAGTATAAGTTTACCAACCCTTTCCGTGAAAATGACCGTGTAACTATTTGGATGCGCGAAAATTTTACTAAACCCAATGATAATCGTCCTTTTGGTGAGATACTATTTAATTGTTGCTTATTTCGTATGATTGGTACGACAGAGTTTGCCGCAGATCATGAGTGGGTATACGATAAATGGGATCCTAAACGTGCTAAAGATTTTATAGAGTTTAGGCTTTCACATAAACTGAGAACATTTACAGGTGCTTACATCATTACTAACCAAGGATTAAAGATGCGTAAGTCAGAGGTTGTGGTTGATCACTTCCTTACACCAATTTGGGAAGTAAAAGATGAGTTAGCAGATATTGCTGTAAGCAGTAAATCATTACGTTTGACACATACCGCTATGCGTAATTATAAAGGATGGGGTGGTGGGGGATTTATGGCTTATGAAGTCGTAACTGATTTAAATTATACACCTGTGTTAAAGGACGCAATAGATCGTTACTCATGGGCTAACGCTGGTCCTGGAGCAGTACGTGGTTTGAACCGTATATATGGGAGAGACCTTAAAAAAGGAATGCAGCAAAACCAAGCCAATGAAGAAATGATAGCATTACTAGCCGTTAAAGATGATTATTTAAACTCTGATACTCCTGCAGAACACGTTGATATGCGATGTATTGAACACAGTTTATGTGAATGGGATAAATATGAACGAGTGCGGTTAGGACAGGGTAGGCCGCGCAGTGTTTACGATTCTAACGCGGCACGATGGGATGTGCTTGAAGGGCCAGTTTACTGAGAAAATAAACCTAGTCTTTGTTAAGGCTATAGTTGAAACTAATAAAACATTAACCAAAGGAGCGTAGAATGAAGTTCCTGATGACTTTATATCAGATACAAGATTATGGCGGCATAATCAACCATGCAGAACACCTTGCCCGAGGGTTACGAATACTTGGGCATGAAGTTGATTTTCGTATGCTGGTACCAAAATATAAGATTGGTGCTATACGAAAACCAAAAGATATTGACCAATACCGTAGATATGGTACCGGCTTTGAGTTTCATCAAGCAAAAGGGTGGTACGGTTTACCCCGAGTACCTTATTTAGAAACAGGTGCGCGATGGGCATTTAAAGAACGTTGTTCTAAATACGACGCAGTATTGTGGCACATCCCTGTACCTACTCTTAATAAGGAAAATAAAGGTATACATGAGTGGACAAAGTTATACGATCATGGTAGTAAAAATATAGCTATTATCCATGATGGCAATTTACCTCAGTTGTACCCACATCTTAACCATGTAGCTGATCACTTTCACGCGGCAGTCTGTGTGCATGAAAGTGCTATGAACAGTGGACAAATGCTGGCTATGCCACGTAAATTGATATTAAACCCTTTTGATACTAAAATAGCAGATGGTTGGACAGACTTCCATAATAGAAACGGTTTTGCTGCTATTCAAGTTTTTAAAGCGTGGAAACGTGTAGATACATTAATACGTGCAATACCACATATTGGTAAAGTGGGCGTCCAGCCACGCTGGGATATCTTAAATAAAATGATCGTAGGTGGTGCAGGGATAGAATATCGCTACATGACCAGTAAAGATAAATGCAAGCCACAATACTTTAACCCAGAAACAGGCGAGCGTATTTGGGATGAAGCGTTAGCTCGTGGTATGGATTATAAAGGCACGTTACCAAGTGAAGAAGTGTTTAGTCACCTTAAAAAAGTAAGGTTACAAATAGATCCTAGCTTCAGTAAAAAGTACGCAGCGTATGGAGCTCACTTTAACCGCACTACTATAGAGGCAATAATTTGTGGTGCCGTGCCGATGGCAACAGATTGGGGTATGAAAAACAGTAGCATATTCCTTTCACATCATAATTATATACCGATACCTGCAAATTGCGAGCCAAAAGTGTTTGCACAGTTAATTGAAGAAGCACACTACAATAAAGATTGGTGGTTGCGTGTAAAAGAAAATAATCTGCATTTACTTAAAAAGTTTGATATGCGCGGTATTGCACAACAGTATGTAGATTTAGTAAAGAGCGATGCACCACAGCACTTAGGGCCGACAGGTCACCCAATGCCAATTGATATTAAACGGTGCAATAAAAATCTTGAGTTTTTTGGTTTAGGCCATTCAGACGCCGCTACAGGCACTCAAACCAATTTGGGGCCATAATGCCCTATAAAAACAAACAACGCAATCGAGGGGGGCGCATATGCGGTCTATAGTAGCTAGAAACGTAAGCGAGGCATTGTACTTAGCCAAGCAAGCAATTGATATCGAAGGGGTCGAAGTAGATACTCGTAATGGTAAAGCATTAGAGTTTCCTACCCCTGTAATGACAACATATAAAGTAAGTACAGAAAGAGTTCTGTTTTACCCACAACGTGATGCTAATCCGTTTTTTCATTTTATGGAAGGATTATGGATGTTGGCAGGGCGTAATGATGTTGCATGGATTAGCCAGTTTAACGGTCGTATAAATACATACAGCGATGATGGCGAACACTTCCACGGCGCATATGGGTTTAGATGGCGTGAGTGGTTTACTAAAGATCAATTACAAATAGCAATCCACCGTTTACAAACATATGAAAATGATCGTCGCACAGTAATAGGTATGTGGGATCCATGGGAAGACCTTGTGTACACAAATGATGGTAAAGACTACCCTTGCAATACACAGATCTATTTTTGGGTGCGCGATAATAAACTTAATATGACGGTAGCTAATCGCAGTAATGATATGATTTGGGGAGCTTATGGAGCAAATGCCGTGCATATGTCTATGCTGCATGAATATATGGCTGCTATGTTGAATTTTACTCAGTCCACACGGGAGATGAACAAGTTTTATTGTACTGTTGGTACCTATTATCAGTTTTCTAATAACTTACACGCTTATGTAGATGTGTTAAATAAATTAGATGACATGTTACCAGATTATGACCCATACCTTACATTAAACGATGATGGGTTAAATTACGTCCCACCAAGATTAGTAAACCATGCGTGGTGTTTTGATAAAGAACTACAAGACTGGTTTGTTGATCCAAGTGGTACGTTTTATAATAACTATTTTCATCTTACTGCTACACCGATGTTACGTTCTTGGCAGAAATGGAAAGAAAAAGATATCACCGCAGCGCTTGAAATATCTGCAACAATTGAAGATCGGGCATGGCGTAAGGCATGTTGTCAATGGTTAGAGAGGAGAATGTAATGCCTTTAAATTTGAGCGTACCACCTGTAAAAGAAAAGTATAGCGAAATGATATTACAGGTAAAGAAAGTAGCCTGTAAAGATGTTGAAGGTCTGCACACTGCAGAACAAAGCTATGGCGATAGTTGGAAACAACGTGGAGGCGTAGGTGCGTTTATGATGTTAGCACGTAAATGGGATAGGTTAGAAAAACAAACCAAAAAATTTAAATGGGATATATTTCAAGCTGCGCATGAAGATAAACGTGATGAAGGCATTATAGATGATATACGCGACTTACGTCGTTACCTGTTACTTGTTGAAGCTGAAATAACACGGATGAATGAACACATACATGGTACAAACAATGAACCAGACTTATTCGAAGACGAAGCAAACTTCCTCGAATCAAGGGACGAATGGAAAACTAGATGAACCAGTTGTAGCAGTTTGTGAGTGTGGTCATACAAAAGGTATTACTTTTAGAACCCTTAAAAACCGTTGGCCTCATTGTCCTAAATGCAAGCAACCTATGAAAGTTTTACCCAATGCAGCAACTCCCTCTGTTTAAACCACCTACAGAATGGGTGATGCCTGATGGTTATCCTGATCTTAGTTCAGCTAAAGAAGTAGCTATAGATTTAGAAACACGTGACCCAAACCTCACTACACTTGGGTCAGGGTGGCCTCGTAAAGATGGGCATATTATTGGGATAGCTGTAGCTGTAAGTAGTGATCAATGGTACTTTCCTATACGGCATGAGATTGGTTCTAATTTTGATGTAAAAATGACACTGAAATGGTTGCGAGATGTTGTGTCAATTAAACGTGATTATATTTTCCACAATGCTCCTTATGATGTTGGGTGGTTGCTCGCTAACGATGTGCATATCAAAGGTAGAATTATTGATACGATGGTCGCTGCGCCCTTGCTCGACGAAAACAGATTCAGTTACGCCTTAAACGCTCTTGGCAGGGATTATTTACAAGATAGAAAAAGTGAAGGCGAATTACGCGAAGCCGCCGAAGCCTTTGGTGTAAATGCTAAAAGCGAAATGTATAAACTTCCAGCCGCATATGTCGGTAAATACGCAGAACAAGATGCGGCACTCACCTTGAAGTTGTGGCAGCATTTTAAAACATTAATAATTAAAGAAGATATCTCAGACATTTTTAACCTTGAGTTGCGTGTCTTAAATACAATTATACCTATGCGACAACATGGCGTAAGGGTGGATTTGCAAAAAGCAGAACATATTAAACAAGATTTGCAAATACGAGAAAAACGATTACTTGACAACATCACAAAGCAAACAGGTGTTGCAGTTGAAATATGGGCGGCTGAAAGTGTGGCAAAAGCATTTGACTCCCTCGGCTTAACCTACACCAAAACAGAAAAAACAGGAGCACCATCATTTACAAAAGGATTTTTAAGTAATCACCCCCATGAAGTGCCCCAAATGATAGTACAAGCGCGTGAGTACCAAAAAGCACGAAGTACTTTTGTTGATACAATATTAAAACATCAGGTAAATGGACGTATTCACGCTGAGTTACATCCACTGCGTAGTGATGATGGTGGTACGGTCACTGGTCGGTTTAGCTACAGCAACCCGAACTTGCAGCAGATACCAGCACGGCACGGCGAGATTGGCCCTATGATACGTAGTTTATTTTTACCAGAAGAAGGAGCGTTATGGGGCGCGTTCGATTACTCTAGCCAAGAACCGCGCATAGTTGTGCATTATGCTAAACTCATGGGCTTCAGAGGGGCTTCTGAGTTTGCTGCGCAGTACAATGAAGATGCACGTACCGACTTCCACCAAATGGCTGCGGATATTGTGGGTGTTCCTCGTAAACAAGCTAAAGATATAAACCTCGGGCTGTTTTATGGGATGGGCAGTAAAAAGCTCGCGGCAAGTCTTGGGTTAGAGTTTGAAGATGCACAAGACTTATTTGCTACTTATCACGACAAAGTGCCGTTTGTACGCGAGTTAAGTGAATACACAGTAAATCGTGCCTCTACTAAAGGTGTAATCCGCACCTTGTTAGGACGCCGTTGTAGGTTTGACAAATGGGAACCTAATAAGTATGGTAGTTGGAAACCCATGAATTATAAAGAAGCGTTTAGTGAACATGGCCCTGCTATCAAACGTGCGTTTACTTACAAAGCTCTTAATAAATTAATCCAAGGTAGTGCAGCAGATCAAACTAAAGCTGCAATGTGTGCTTTAGCTGAAGAAGGTATTTTACCTATGATACAAGTACACGATGAGTTAGATATTTCCGTACAAAATGAAAAACAGGCCAAACAAATTGCGGAAATAATGGAAACCTGCGTCAAATTAGAAGTACCCTCCGTCGTAGATGCAGAGTTTGGGCCAAATTGGGGGGAGGCAAAACAAACATTTACGGAGAAACCATGGACAAGAGGGTTAAAACACCAACACAGCGAGATGCTAACTTAACATTACATCAAATTTATAAGAAATTTAAAGGCGGTCATGTATTACGATACCATACACGTCCGGAATTAACCGATGGCCAAAACGTAGCAGCCCATTCTTGGCGAGCTATGGTGATTTTACACACACTTTGGCCCGATATTAGTAAAAATGCTCTTTTACATATGATGTACCATGATGTCGCCGAAGGTGAAGTCGGCGATATTCCAGCCACAACTAAGTGGAAGTATACAGAATTTGCACAAATGTTAGACCGTTTAGAACAAGAGTACGAAACAAGTCTTGGTATCGGTAAAAATTGTGTTACGGTAACAGTAGATGAAAAACATCTCTGTAATATGGCTGATAAATTAGAATTAATCATGCACTGCTACAGATTGATGCAACGCGGCAACAGTTTAGCCAGAGGTGTTTATCAAAAAGGGCGTAGGTATTTAATAGAAAATTATCAAGATCATAAAGAGTTTATTAAAGTAGAGGAGGTATTAAATGAACTCACACATCCGGAACAACCTGAAACCTCACTCGATCCGATTTTACAAAAACTTCATCAACTGTGATTTTTGTGGTGCATCAACACGCGGCGAAGTGTTTTTAAACTCTGATGACCAACCTGAAGGCGGTATCTATTGCAATGCTTGCCATGCTTTATTAGTTGAGGACCATACAGAATCAATAGAACAAAAGGGATAAATAATGAATAAATACGCAGGGTCGAATCGGTTTGCGGCACAAGGTTTATGGGACAAAAAAAGACGAGAAGAGGGTAAAACAGTTACTATGTCCAAAGCTCCTTGGGAAGATGAAAAAGAGCGTGTAGATATTGCAGTGGATAATATTGTTCATAAAAAACGTAAGAGCGGAAAAAAGAAGTGATATGGCAGCGGAAACAAGTAATGTTATTCCTTTTAAACCACGATGTTCCCATTCTACCGAGGAAGACTGGTTAGTTGAAAAGAAAGAAGTTGATGTTTTGCTTTGTTCACTCTGTGGGTCTGCATCATTTATGCTCCTTGCAGACCAAACAGGAGGTATAGGATGTAGTGAGTGTGGATTTTTGATTGGAGCTCACTGGACTCAACAAGAGTTTACCAAATGTACTGATTAAATTTTACAAAAAAAGACTTATCATATAATTAATCTAATTATACCATGTATGTAGCATTTACTCATAGAAAGGAGTTGTTAAATGTTAGAAGAAAAAAATGATATCCAGCTTGCACAAGACCTTGCTGGCAACCTCGCGATGTTCCACGGCACTGATACTTGGTATCGGCATCCATTATGTCACAACTTTTTGTACACCGATGGTGTAAAGTTTTTTGCCGAGCACATGGGCAACGGAGCATACTGGTTTTTAGATATTATAGCTACTGAGGTAGCAGAGTTACAGGAACAAGAAGAGTTTTTGGCTATTACTCTTAAAGTTAACGAACAAAACCAAGCTGTGATAAATGTAACCGATGGTAATAGCGGAGAACTTTATCGCAAAACAATCGATTACACCGATGCGTATGTTGGTGATTGGAAATTTTACCTGACAAACAATGTTTGTCTCTTACCAAGCGAGTATTAATATGAAAATAACTTGTGAAAGGTTACTAGGCGAAGAAGAAATGCAGGATTGCATTTCTTCGGCCAAGCTCATGGATTTCATGGGTTGGAACAAGCAGTGGATTGGCGACGGTATGCTGTATCGGACGACAACCAAGGATGAGTTTCACTTTGTGGATCAGAAATACGAGAAGGCGTTATGACTATAGGTGGTTACAGTATGAAAGATGACGGTGTACATGGCATTACCGTCAAACAACATGAGGCAGGGTGGTCCTTTTACTTACAAGGCGACGATGCCGATACATTCCGTAAAGAGTGGGCATTATGGCAGGAATTTTGCCCAGAAGAACCGTTTGGTCAGTTTTTAAATGACCACGAATATAAACAGTTGTTCCAATGAAACCCGATTGGCAAGATTATATCATTTTCTGCATTACCCTCGTGGGTAGTGCAGTTTTTGTTTTTGGTATTGTGTGGGGATGGTGGGGATGACAATTGAATTTTTTACAATACTTATTTTGTCTTACTATGTTCAGGATGAGCATATACAGACTAAGTTTGTATTAGAAAGCATGGCTGATTGCGACAAACTTATAAGAGTTGTTGTAGAGCCAACTCGCACAATTTTGCCTGATGCTAATGCTCACTGCATCGCTACGGAAGTAATGTCTACCAAAATTATCAAACCCAAAATTAAACCAGAGGAGAATGAACTAAATGAATGATGATGACGAATACATACGCAGCGATAATACTATCTTCCACGCTGTTGTACTAGATCTCGGCGCTACTTGGGCCAGAGCTACCGAACCTTTTACGGCTATCCGTAATGCAGCAAACAGTCACACCTCACGACTCGGTACAGGATTACCTGTTGCTTGCGCATATGGTGCAGTAGATAATTTATGGACTGATGAGTGGGGCAGTTTCCGTTGGAAAAGCAAAACAAGTTTACAACTCCCTATACCCATTGGTCTTTACAACGTGACTAGATTACAAATCAAACCCATGCAAAAAGGCACACACAACGACCGTCACTCTAGTTGTACAGAATGGGTTGAAGAATTTATGGCAGACGTAATTTATCACCGCGATAGAGTAAAAAGCGCATGAGAGTTCCTAAACAAGTTTTGATACCCTACACTAAAGGCATGATGAAACCATGTCCTGAATGTCACGGCGAAGGGCGGATAGAATACGACTTGCCTCGACCACAAAGTTTTACACGAGATATCGGCTACATCGATACGATAGAAACTATCTGTGATAGATGTGGTGGGTCTTGTGAAGTTGAATTAGATGATGACGATATCCAAGAAGATAACGACGGTAATCTTTTTATACTTGATAAAATACCAGTGTAAGCGAACAAAAAAGATTTATCAATGTAAGTATCTGTAAGTATTATATAAATAGGTACGAGGTTGTCTCGTATCGCAACCCAACAGCTCGAGAAAGGAGCCTGTTATGACAGAAAGTGTATCCGATGACTCTGTGGATAATGATTTTTCTACTGATTTTACTATTGGGCCAGTTCAAGGTCTAACCGAGATCCGGCTAAAACGTGTAGAATCAGCTGGTGCTAATCTTAACTTAGTTTTGTTAGAACAAACCACACTGATGTACCATTTAATGGATCGTGTTGAGGCACTGGAAAAACGCCTAACTCTACGCAAAGAAGAGCTTAAACCGCACATTCAAACACGTATTGAAGACCTTGCTGCGCAAGCCGATGCTATTACTAAAAAGCTCGATGACAACAGGGTAGATTTGCAAATGAATTTTTTACAAGACTGGGAAAAACACAGCCCAGACGATTTTGTGCGCACAGATAACTTTGACCCTGATAACTACGACTTTGACAACATGGTAGCAGACGATGATCTCACTGAAAAAATCGACGAACGCATCCGCGCAATCGTAGAACAGGCTATCAACAATGCCTAATCTAGCAAATATGCGCACTAAAGTAAGTGATTACTTACGCCTATGTGAACAGGAGTTCCGCACCGAGCGGGACTTACTCCAATTACCCGAACAACCATACGGATACGACAGGCAATACAGTGCGCTCCATAATGCGCTGTCTGTCGTGTTGCTCAAAGAAACAGGTGCTCGGGATATAATAGATAATATGTGTCGTGGTAAAACGCGCGAAATAGCCATGATGGAAAGCAAAAGTAAGAGGAAAAAATAACTTGGGAATATCTGCTGTTTATAACGGAAAAGAACAAGCAGAGTGCATTTGCGATAGTTGTGGGTCGCGTGTCTTATTAAACTGTAGACATGGCACAAGGCCCACAACTCCTACTAAACGTCAAAACTCTGCTATCGCTGGCACGGCAAATGAAATTAAAAATTTAGGTGCTATCACAAAACAATTGACAAAACGTATGTGGAAAGTCAGCAAAAACAACATCTTATGTAATGAATGTGTTTTAAAATCACGAGAGGAAAAAATGGTAAGAGCTAAAGTAGAACCTATCCGCGAACCATCACGCGAACAAAAACGTGAAATAACTCTAATGTTAAATGATGTGTACGATATTAAAAAACAATGTTACAAAAAAAGTGAAACTGACGCTAGTGTCGCAGAAGTATTAGGCACTGGCATTTTATGGGGATGGGTCGCCAAAATACGTGAGGATATGTTTGGCCCCGATGGTAATGAAGATGACCAACTCACCGTGGGTGAAGCAAAATTATGGATGGCTCGCGCTGATGAACAAATCGCAAAGTTTGAAAAACAAATCC